ACCGCCGCCGCCATGACCTCGCCGCTCATTGAGCCCGCCGCCCGGTCGAAGGCAACCACCGCCAGCCGCGCCAAGTTCGCCAGTCCGTCGATCAACCCTTCCGCGCCGCCCAGGTCAACGCCGCTTTTCAGCGCGTCACTGGCCGAGCGGGCAAACTGTAGCGCGGTACCGAGTGATGAGAAGGCGCCGCTGATGGCGCCCGAAAGCGCCTGGGCCTGCTCTAGAAAGTCAGCCGGGCGAATCGAGACGGGCATAGCCGACGTGTCGCCGATGCTAAGGACGGCGTGCTCGGCCATGAATTTGAGATCGGCGACCAGGTCGCGATGGCTGAACTGCATGGCGCCGCGCTCGTCAGCGTTCTTGCCGAAATCAAAGGCGGCACGCAAGGCACTGAAGACCGCGCTCATGGCCTGGGCCCCGGCCTGGGCGCGCGCGACAAACCCCTCGGATCTGGCGGAGTCGCTCAGGGCAATAGTGTCCCCAATGCTCGACAGCGCGTGCTCGGCCATGAACTTCAGATCACTGATGAGGTTGACATGTGAAAACTGGACGCCCTCGTCCCCGGCACGAGAGAAGTCGAGCGCGGCACGCAGGGAGCCAAAGACGGCGCTCATGGCCTGCGCACCCTGCCCGGCGCGCTCGACGAAGTTCTCGCCCCGCAGCGAGTCAAGCGCGGCGACAGAATCGCCCAGGCTCTCAATGGCGTGCTCGGCCATGAATTTGAGGTCGGCGACGAATTGGCGACTAGGCAGCCGGATCGTACCGGCCTCGCCGATGGACCGCGCCAGTTCGACGGCTGCCTTCAGCATAGCGAAAATCTTAGTCGCCTCATCACTGGCCGCCCCGGCGTCGTCGCCACCCACACCGAGCCGTGATAGGGGGATCACCGCTTCAGGTCCTGCCTCACCGATCAGCGCGCGCGTCGGCTGGGTCACGATGCCGCCGCTCGCGAAAGGCACGTAGCGGCGCGGGTTGACCGGGGAGCCATTTTCTATCGTCTCAAAGTGCAGGTGTGATCCGGTGCTATAGCCGGTGCTACCCATCTCGCCGATCTGCTGCCCGCCGCCGACCTGCTGCCCGACAAAAGCCATGAGTCGCTGCATATGACCGTAGAGTGTCTGGAGCATCTGAGTGTGGCGAATGATGAGGGCGTTGCCGTAGCCGCCCATCACACCGGCGTTGGTGACGTTACCGGCGTTGGCCGCGTAGATCGGCGTGCCGAATCCGTTGGCAATGTCGATACCGGTGTGGTTCGAGTAGGCCGCCGCCCAGTTGGCCGGACCGAACTCCTGTGTGATCACGCCGGACGCTGGACGGGACCAACCACCGACACCGGGCAGCGGGCCACCACCTTCGGCCGCGACAGCGGGGATCTTAGCGGCGAGGCCGTCGAGCAAGCCCTTGACCAAATCGACCATCGCGTCCTTGACCTGGCTGGCGACGGCCGGGCCGATCTGCGCGAAGACGCCTGGCAGGTCGAGGTTTACACTGAACCGCTCCAGTGCTTGTCCGACGACCCAAGACGCGCCCTTACCGGCCCAGTTAGCGACGATTGACAGCGCGTCCGTCGCCAGATCACCGATGCCGGAGACGATGCCCCTGGCGAAGTCAAGCGGGCCGCCGCGCCCGTGGAATGCCATCAGGTTGTCGCCTAGGTCCATGCCCCGCATGACAGATTCACTTGGAGCGTTGGGGGTAACCTGTGCCCCGGCCCCGAGCCGGACCAACTCCGGCCCTTCCTCACCAACGATCGCCAGTCCAGGAGCGACCACCCGGCCACCGCGCGCCAGTCCGGGGATGCCGGGTGCTCCCCATGAGCCGGAGATGATCTCGCCGACCTTGAGCTGGCCGCCGATCCAGTTGACCGCGCCCTTGACGCCGCTCACAAAGTCGCCGAAACGGCTCAGTGTAGCTCGCAGTGGTGCGAGGAAGTTATTCCCTGCCGCCGTGGCGATGCCCCCGACCGCGTCGCGCATCTCACGAAACGGCCACAAGAGCGCGTCCTTGAGTGCCCCGGCAGCATTGTCGATATGCTCCTTGATCGCGTCCCAACGTTCGCGAGTGACTTCTTTGACGCGATCCCAGTAGAGCTCGGCCCCGGCCACGATGCCCTTCCAGATCAGCTCGAGCGTGGCCTTGAGTAGGTTTCCGAGCGTGTCACCGATGACGACGATCTGATCCCAGACCGTGCTGAAGATCGTCTTGACGTTCTCCCAGGCGCCGGACCAGTCCCCTTGAATGATATTGAGAACGAGTTGGATCTGGCTCGAGAGTACCGCTAGCACGTTGTTGATGGTCTCCTGGATGAGTTGCCAGGCGCCGGAGAGGATAGCCATGATCGTTTCGCCATGGGTGCGAAGGAATCCAGAGACGGCCTCGAAGACCGTGACGACGACCGTCTGAATCACGCCTGCCGCAACCGTGATCGCCGCACGGATATTCTCCCAGGCTCCCTGAAGTTCCGGCAGGATGTTGGTAACGAAGACATTGAGCCGGTCGCGCAGTGCTTCCAACACCGGCTGAATCGCCGCCCAGGCCGCTGCCGTGTGGTCACGGATACCGAGGAAGTTGGTCTGCCAGGCAGCGGCTAACCCGATGACCGCGAGCACCACGGCGGCGATCGTGAGCGTCACTGGGCCACCGAGGATCGCGACCAGGGTAGCCGTGGTGCTACCCACCGTCGTGAGCCCCACCACCAAGGGCGCGACAACCGCCGTCACGGCGGCAATAGCGCCACTCACGGTCGCGACCACCGCAGCGACCGTACTAAAGACGGCGACTACCGTAGCGACTGCCGCGACGACCGTGAGAATGGTTTCGCGATGCTCAGAAAGAAAACCGAAGAATGCTCGCACGGCGGGCAGTACGTCGTCGCGGAACGTTGCCGCTAGCTGCATAATGGCGGGTATCACATGTTCGGTGAAAACCGCGCCTGCAGCCGAGGCAAACTCCCGCAGTTGGGGTAGGGTTTCCTGCACAAAACCAACGACGGCGGGGATGACATACTCCCGAAGAATGACGCCGATTTGCCCAATGGCAGCGTGTAATGGCCGGATACCCTCAGTGTTTGCCCAATCCCCCTGAAGGGCCTGGATGAATGTCAAGACGCTATCGCGCGCCAATCCCCAGGCATCGTTGAGTGGGCCACTCACCGCGCCCAAGATGCGCCCGAAGAATCCGATCGTGGTATCGATCGCGCTCGGGAGCCGCTCGGCGAATCCTGCGATCAGTGGCTCAATAGCAGGTAGCAGCTTCCCGCCAATCTCGGCCGCCGTATCGCTCATGATCGCTTGGATTCGCCGGACGGAATTCGCCATGCCGGTGCTGGTATTGCCGAAGTCGCCCTGGGCGAGCGCCGTATCTTTCATAACGATCGAGTAGGTGGCCTGCGCCTTCTGGGCAGCGCTTAGTTCGACATTGCTGCCCTCCATCGCCTTCTCGACGCCCTGGTGGGCTAGTGCCAGCGCGTTGGCTGCCTCGCGAGCTTCGATGCTGTCGCGACCGTGCTTCTTTTGTGCCTCAGTCAGCGCGGTCGTGGCCTTCTCGACCTTGAGGTTAGCCTCCGTGATCTTCTCGGCATTGACGAGCGGCGTGGCCAGTCCCATCGCGAAGGCCTCGGCCTCCACGCGAGCGGCAGAGAGGTTGACTTGGAACCGGCGCAGCGGCTCGGTCTCACCAACTAAACCAGCGCGCAGCGCTTCCAGCACCTCTTCAGGACTGGCATTGTTGAACGACGCCATGTCTGCCGAAAGCGTCAGTAGATTCTTGGACATTTCAGCCGAGGGGGCCTCGCCGATCTCCATCGCCCTGAACAAGCCTGCCAACGTGCCACCGTATTCGAGCGCCGAGTTCTTGGAGATACCGAACGTGCGGGCTGATGTCTCCGCGAAGTCGGTCAGGACCTTACTCGAACCACCGAGCACGACGTTGACCTTGTTGGTGGACTCGACCACGTCTGAGGCAGCGGTGACGACCCCACTGAGTACTCCGGGGAGTTTGAGCAGGCCTTGGGCAATGACAAAACCACCGGCGATCTTGCCTACGTCACCGATGGACTTGCCAATGCGGCCCAGTGATCCGGTGCTCTCCTTCTCTAGTCCGGTGAACTGGTTACCGATATGCCGGGTGCCAGTATCGGCGGTGCGCTCGGCGTCGCGCATGCCGCGCACAAAGGGGGCGTCGTCGACGCGTAGTTGGTATACGGCTGATCCGACAACGCCACCGCTGGCCACTGTTCACTCCCAACACAAGGACTGGCGCCCGTCGCCAGTCCTTGAAACTCCGTAGTTTGCTACTCGGCCCAGCCGAAGAATCCGGCGAGCGGCTGGACGTTGCTCTCTGTGGTGTGGCCGATCGCCTCATCCAACGAGTAGACGATGCGATAGCCTCTGGCGTCGTATAGATGGTTGGCCTTTTCGCCCTGCACGATGGCTTTGAGCTCATCAATCAGGTGCTGCCGCTGCCCCGCGTTCATGCTCGGGAACACCGCGACCTGCAACGCTGTCAGCATCTCTTCAGCCTGCAGCTTCGGGATCAACATTGACCAGCGATCCCGTAGCCAGGGCGGAGTCTCAAACCACCACTGGGGATCGGCGGCGTGAAAGCGGGCCTGTAACCGACCCGCCTGCTCGATTACGCGGTCTGGGTAGGGCGCAAGAGCTGCGCCCCCGGTTTTCCCTCAGCGCTCGTATTGACATACTGCACGAAGGTATTGACGATGTTGACCACCTCGAACGGGTGCATCGCCTCGAACCGCTCGCGCTCGACGGTCGGCAACGCCATACGGGCTAGCGCTAGATAGATCCGCTGGAACTGCAGATCGAACTCGCCGCTACCGGCATCATCGTTATCAAGGTCGACAAGATCGAGATCGTCGATTACGTCCGGTAGTTTCTTCGAGAGCGCAGTAAAGCGGTGGAAACGCTTCCAGTCCAGGTCATCGTAGCCCCGCATGGCGTGCTCCACCCCGTCCACCGCATGGGTGCGCGGCGCGGCGTCCTTTGGCGCGTCGTGCTGGCCGTTCTCCGCCAGCACGCGCACCTGTGCTTTCGTTGCCATCACTAAATCGACGGCGTAATGCGTCGCACCAGCGCGAGGCCGTGGGTGGCACCAGTCCCTGGAGGGACGGCCTGCACCTCAAAACGATAGCTCGCCGGATTCTCGGCCTGACCGATGTTCACGGATGGATTACCGGTTGGCACGCCCTTGATCACCAGGAACTGCAGCGCCTCGCCGTTCTGCTGCTGAAATTCAGCGCCCAGGGACTTGTAGGTGTTGGACGGGATGCCAGAGCTAATAGTCCAGGTATCGGTACCGCGCACGCCGGTAATAGGCGCCACGGTCGCAGTCGTGCCAAAGCCCGCTGCCTCTTTCATCAGGAGCGGGTCAGGCTGAAGCGAGCCGGATCCAATGCTCGTAGTGCGGCCGGTGACCGGAATGTCGACCGGGTCGAATAACTGGTCGGCACGAATTTCGCCGCGGGTCATCTCGGTAGTAAAGTCAATGCCGCCCGTGGTCAAGCCTACCTCGGTGTAGCCGGTCCAGGCCGTGCCATAGGCCGCGACGGCCGGGAGTGTATTGGTGCTGACGTAATCCTTGTAGTAGAACTTGCTATTGCGTGTGGCAAGTACCATATCAGGAGACTGTGGCATCGTCGTTTATCCTTTCGCCTCTGCGGCAAACAAAAACGCCGCCTGGCTCTATGCCGTACGGCGCGTGCGTCGATTGTTGGTTGAAGTTACTTCTTGACGGCCCTCGGCGCGGGCATATCCGCGTTCTCGGCCGCACGGCGAGCCAGCTCGAACGCCGCCGCCTCATCATCACGCGGGATCGCCGCGGGCTCTGGCAGGTCGCCCTCCAACGCCTCGAACTCGTGCCCACCCGCGCGCATCATAGACACACGCTCGGCGGACAGTTCTACCTCAGACCCCTTGGGATAGCCGGGGCCATCCTCCTTGAGATAGAGAACATCCGCCGGGCCGTTATATTTGAACCTCGCCATGACTACCTCCTATGTGGATCGAATCCTGAAATTACTAACTGACTCATGTACCAGCGCTCTTCTTTAGCGTCAATGGCCCCTTTCGCTTTCATCCGGCGGATCAGTTTGTAAACATCCTCCAGGCGTAGGATCGGCTCGATCGCCCCGCGATGCTTGGCGATGATCTGCCGCTCTGTGATGCGTAGGTTTTCGCCGTGGACCTGACCCCGCTGCTCGCTCATACGCTCTTCTAGAAGTAACAGGTCGTTGAGCGAGTTCCAGGGCTGCTCGACACATCCGAGCGAGATGTAAGGATGTACCGCGCCGCACGACTTGGGGCCGACGGCGCAGCGTAAGCCCATCTCGTTGCGCACCAGAAACCAGCGCGCCGTCTGGAGCCGACCCATCCATTGCAGCTCTTCGATGGTGTAGATCAACCGCTCCCCGAAGAAGCGTTGCTTGAATTCGATTGGGATCTCCCACTCATGGGGGAGTCCTGGTTGGACGAGAACCAGTGGATCGATGATCATACCGCTATCATTCTCGCGCGTAACACCACTGGGGCGATCACTCGCGACCAGTCGCCATCGGGTAGCGGTAGTGGATGGCTCGTCTCATAGCGCACGTCCGTCACGCGGCACAACGCGGCAGTGAAGCCAATGGCCCGTCCATCGGCCGGTTCGAGTAACCAACGCACTGCACGATAGAGCCGGTCGGCTTCATAGTCGGTTGGTCCGTAGATGTGTAGATCAAGCCGGGGATTGGCCAACCGCGCATCCCAGTCGGCGGGTGGTCCACCAGCTTTGACGACGGCGATCGCGAACCGGTTACCCGAGAGGCCGTCCAGGTTTGCGCGAATGTTCGTGATAGCGAGCACGATCGGCGGCGAGAGGGCGGACAACACGGCAGGCAGCGCCGTTATCAGGTGCTGCACCAGCGCGCCGGTGTAGTTCGGCTCCAAGACAACGCTCATCCCAGTTCTCTCTTGAGCCGGTCGCCATAGGTCGGAAACATGCGATCAGCGGATGGCCGCAAGTAGGGCTGGGCGCTCATACGCCGGGAGCCAATCTCGTTGACCAGTGCGTGGCCGGTTGAGGAAGCGCCGAACCAGAACGTGTTTTCGTCCTCTTCACCAAAGCGGATATCGTTTTTGAGTTGGCCGGTATCAACGCGCACCAGCGTCTGCGCCATCGCTACACACTCGGCCACCGTCGCCCGCCCTGCCCGGCTCTTGGCGGCCTGAAACTGGCGCGTTTCGGTGGCGAAATTGTTAGTCGTCTTGATGCTGATGCCAGCCATTAGAGCCCTCGCTCTCGGGCCTTAGCGTCGAGGTGTCGCATGCGCAGCACCGTCGATTCTCCTGTCAACAGTTCAACTCGCCCGATTGGCAACCACGCAATGTCACGCCGGTAGACGTCCATCGCGAACGCCGGATAGCGCACACCAATGCGATCCACGATCCGCAACAAGAGCCGGGCATACCAGGCGCGCGCGCGGTAGTGTGTGATGATGGCCAGGTCTTGAGTGGATCTCACTAGCGCGCCTCTTCCAGTTGCAGCACCAGTTCGGTTCCGAAGTGCTGGATGCTGACGATGTTGAGTGGGTTGACGATGCGGGACTCTCCGAGTTGGTTGATCACCGCCGTGATCGTGTCATTCTCGACCACGTCGGTCCCAACCGGCAGCGCCATACGGTAGGCAAAGCCCACGTAATCGCGCGGCAGGGTGCGTACCTCGCCCCCGCTGGACCCGGCGTCGGTCCAGAACTGACAGGGCTGCGCCGCGAGGTGGACGGCGTACGGCCCGTACTGCGGCTCGTTATAGCTATCCGATGTACCCAGCGCGGGGCGGCGCTGAATAGTGCAACTATCCATGAATGACCGTTCGACGACGGCGCGCTGGGAGCGAATTTCGGCGTCACTGATACTCATTGGGTGACGTCCATAACCCACTGCGTAAGCGTCGCCTCACTCGTGGTGTCTTCGAGCGCTATGCCGTCAGTGACGTACAGGGAGCGTAAGGGCTGCGGGTCGGCATACACCTCGACCTCGAGTAGTCGCGTGCTGCGCTGCCACGTCAATAGCACGCCACCGGATAGCGGGTCCACCATGTCGGGGAGAGTAGGCAGTATCGCAATAAGCGCCTCCGCGCGGTCAATGACGGGGCCGTGGATCGGCAGGCTGCCCGCATCGTCCCAGTTGGCCGGCAACGTCGCGAGGCGGTCGAGGTCGGCGCGCCAGTCGGTTACGGTCATCACGCTCCTGCTCTCCGTTCAGAACATGTCGTGGCGATCACCCCCGGCGAGGCCTCGCTACACGCTCACTACCGTATCCGCTCAGCATCACTCTGCGGCCCATACGGGCTCACGCGATGCACACGCAGCGACGAAAGCGCCAGCGCCAGGTCATAGCGCTTAGCGGCTTGGGCGGCCTCAACCAGCCGGGCCTCCGCCTGTCGCACCATCTGCGAACGAGAGCGGCTGCTGCCATCAGGACTACTGAAGTCATAGGCGTCAGTCAAGCCCTTGACGGCCGCACGCCACGCTTCGCGCCGGGCCAGGGTGCGCAGCTTGTGCATGTTGGTGGCGGCCGCGACGGTCGCCACGTCATAGGCAATTAAGGTGTCCCAGAGCGCATCACGGACCTGTGGCGTGCTGACCGACCAATCGAGAATGGTGGCGATGGTGCCCAGTTCGGAGAGCATGAACGAACAGATTTGATCCTCGGTGTAGCTTGTGGGGAGTGGCATCAGCGCCGTCGCCTCCAATCCAGGGTAGCCGGCCCGAAGGCATCCGCCTATTCGCCCGCCAGCGCTCGCAGCTGCCGGAGTCGCGCCGGACCAATCCCCGAGGTGCCGAGCAACGAGTTATCGCTCGCCTCGCGAATGTGGCCCAGTGTCTCAATGCCACGCGCGGCCAACGCACGGGCAAGTTCTGGCCCGATGCCGGTGATGCCTTCGAGCTCGTAGTGTGTGCGGTTGGACGGCGTGGCATCGATCGACATGGCTACGTGCCCTTCACCTTGCCGGAGTCGTCAATCGGTTGGCCTTCGGCGTTCACAAGTTGATCCCCTACCAGAAACTTCCCGCCTGGGATAGTTTCGTCGAGGCGCTTCTCGGGGTCTTCGCGCTGTACTGCGGCTTCGCGCTGTTGCTCGGCCTGTGCCGCTGCGGCGTCTTGCGGCTGCATTAGGCGGCGTTCGTCGGGTCGGGCGTCGCGTCGTGGTCCGGACACAGTGGACTCCTTTCACGGCAAAGGGGCCGCCCAGTGCAGCCCCTCAGTCATGCGGCTAGATTTACGCGGTCAACGTTGGCATTGCATAAACTGCGTTGTTTGTTCTGAGCGCCGCCGCGCTTGTGCGGCCCCAGACACCGATGCCGTACTCACGCTCCCACGAGCGGGCGCGCAAGGGGTGCGCTTCATCATCGGCGACCAGTTCCAGATTGCCCCCACCGTTGCGCGTACGGTAGACCAGTGGCGGGGTTGCGCCCTCCACCAGTGCCAGGACGTATCCGCTTGGTTGCCACGTCTTGACCCAGACCTCAGCCGCGCCGAAGACGCCGATCGCGCGGTTATTGACGTTGACCATGTCGAGCGAGCGGTTGGCGATAACGCCCGCCGTCTGGTTGATAAGCCGGGCGTCGGTGTAAGCGGTAAAGCCGACGAAACCCCGAACCGCCGCCTCTTGCGCGGCATTGATGTAGACCATGACCTGCCCGATTGACTGATGCTCAACTACGGTGTCAATGAGGCTTGTCAGGTTAGCCGCAACGAATGCGGCGGTCCCGAGGTAGTGCGTATGCGTCGCCGCGTCGAACGTCTCACCGTTCGGCCCCAGGGGAATAGGGGCTGAATCAGCGTTGACGAGCCGCTTGATATTTAAGCCGGTGTTATCTACTAGCCGGTCTAGTACGGTCGCATTGGTTGGGTTGAACAGCGCCTTCTTGATCTCGAGGATGAAGCGACGTGTGTCGGCGGTCATCATAGCCGTAACCTGTGCGGCTAGCTCAGCCCCAGTCGCGTTCTGGAAAAACTGGCGCGTCCACTGGATCGACCCGCCGAAGAGCTGCAACGGGAAGTCCACATCGGACCCTGCCGCTACCTTCTGCGCGTCGGCCCGGCCGAACTCGTCTAGAACATCCATCATCATCTGGTCGGCGCCACCATAGCGACGTCGCCGGTCCGTGGTGCGTTCGACTAGGGGTGCCAGCATATCCAGCATGATGCGATTGTGTGCGGCCAGTGCTGCGTCGATCGCCCGGAAGGCGTCAACCTCGCCAATCTGCACGATAGACGCCTGGGAGGCGGCTAGCGTATCAAGGGTCATTAGTGTTCCGTATGCCACGGGACTCTCCTATGCACTCAACACATGAGAGCGGGCAATAGCGGACTCTCGATTAACTTGGCGGGCTCAAGAATGAGCGAGCCGGAGATTAGAGACTGGGGAGGCCGAACCGCTTTTCGACGGCGCGGATGATGATGATGGCGGCGCGGCGCATTTCGACCCAGAACTCCTTGTCGGTCATTGCTAGTAGTGACTCCCGTGGAAGTGGATGCGCGTTGCATCCACCACAAAACCCACTGGGCCCGTCCCGCCGACCGTCGCCACGTCGGACAGCGTACCCGCCGTCGCGCTCACGTAGAGGCGCGTACCGGGGATCAGGCCCGCGCCGTAGCGAAAGTTGACGCGTCGATATAGGCTGACGCCCTCACCGATGGCGGCCGCCTGTGCCACGATGCCGTCAGCTTTGGCAAGCGCGTTTGCGGCGGTGCCGTTCGAAAGCTGTACAGTACCATCGGCGGCGATATAGCAGATATCACCGACCGCAAGCGCCACGCCTGCCAGGAGGCCGACGATCTGGGCATTCTGCGAGGGAAGTACGCTCGATAGGGACGGAGTTCCTGACTTGGCTACCTGTGCCATTGTTTACTCCAATACGTTAGATGTTGTAGATGCCGGTCCGCAGACGTTTCTGGATCTCGACCTCAGTGGCCTGTTCCGTCGTCATCGGCCCGGCTGGTCGTGGGGTTGTTGGGATGCCGTTACCACCGCGCTGTTGTCCTAGCAATTCACGGTTTTTCGCTAGCCATTCCAGCTGATCCACCGGGTCAAACCGGTCTAGCAGATCCATGATGTGGTCCGGCAGGCTGTCGCGTTGGGTGGCAAGGTGCGCTTCGAGCGCGGCTTTGTAGCGCCCGAGTTGCGCGTTTGTCTCTTCGACGGTGGCGTGTAACGGTTCGAGTTCGCTAATACGGGCGGCGTGCTTTTCGGCCAACTTTTGCCACTCAGACTGTTCCTTCAGAGCCTTTTCTTCGGCCTCGCGACGGGACTTTTCGTTATCACGCTCCCGCGCTTTGCGGTCTCGGTCAAGCCGGTCCTGGACAATGGCGTCCATCTCGGTTTTGCTAAAGCGCCGCTCGTCCCCGCCCTTTATGTCTCCGGTGGCGTCTCCGGTGGACGGCGTCGTGGTGCCCTGCTGCGGCTCAGTCGTTGGCTGTTCGGTCGTTACGGGTGTAGACATGTGAATCTCCTGTACCGGCATGGTGTCACGCGCTGCCGTTCCGCGAACCGGCGTCAAAGCCCCGCCGTTGGGCATGAATGCAAAAAGCCCGACTCTACGTCGGGACTGAGTGACCGTTAGTGAGTTGTGAGGGTTAGCCGCTCCTTAGTTCGGGCGGGCCGGTTGGCTGGCGTGGCAGCGGCTCGAATTGGATACCGTGGTCGCCGGGGAACGGTTCGCGGTGATTGTTCTCGCCGATCAAGATGATGATCGGTATACGCTGCGGGAATGCCGCACAGGTCAATAGTGATTGACGATGCACACAGTTTGCACAGGGGGGTTCAATCAACTCCACTTCGCCAGCTCCTGAGACAAAACGCTCAGGTGGCGGGAAGCGTGCGGTCATGTCAACAGTTCCATCACGAGGTGGACCGTCCCGCTTTCGCGCCTAGTATTCGTAATCATAAAGCGCGAATCACGCGGTAAAAGTAATTCTGCCTCTTTAAGTTCGTCCGGAAGTTCATCGTACGAATCACCGAATTTCTGCTGCGCATAGCCTTCAAGATATGCCCCGCGTGACCCTTTCGGTACACGAATCTCCATGATGATCGGGACACCATTATCACGCGCGGCCCAGTCTTCAAACCGCTCAGTATTCTTTCGGAGCACAGAAGTTGAAACAAAGCCTTTGTCCTGGATGACCATGCCCTCAAGCGATTCGGCGCGCTCTGCCCATTCAGGGATGTTCGCAACGCGATAGGCCGTGATGTCGCGGTCAACGATTTCCTTATTCATGATGCCGTCAAGAACGCGAGTGTCTTTTCGGGCTTGCTTCAAAACCGCAGGGTCATAGTCCTTCTTCGGGATAGGCAATCGGTCGCGGAGTAATCCATTGATGGTCTTGTGGTCCCATCCGGTGTAGTTATCAAGCGCCGTCCGTTGCTCTGCAGTGATTGACCGAGTAAATCCCGACCAATGACCGGATGCCCAATCTTCAGCATCAGCGCGACCCGCGAACTTGTGCCAAGGATCGGGCAGTTTCGCTGCCTCACTTGCCAACTGCTTAGCCTGCTTCGGCCCCACAATCTGCCGGAGCGACCGCTGCTGAAACACCGTGCCGAGCGCCTGGTCGTCACGCTCTCCTAGGAAGTCGCTCAGTCGTGCGTGGCCGGCCTTGTATGCGGCGTACCCGCCTTTGCCGAGGATGGTCTGTTGTGTAGTGGCATCCTGCCCGTTCAACCAATCCTCGCCGGACCGGAGCGTAACCTGACTGCCTTTGACCGCAGGCGACGCGGCGCAACGACAATTCCAGTGCGAGCGCATCGGTTTGTCAAGCTCAAAAAACTTCCCATTGAGCGCCAGGCAAGCCGCACACGTGCGAGGTCCTAGGTGTGCGTTCCAGCGCCACCCCTCGATAACATCGTCATTCGCTTGGTAGAGCCGAATGTTCGACGTACGGTTGGCATAGAGCGTTGCCGTACGACTATAGCGCAGCGCGTGGGCCAGGTTGCCCCCGAACGCGTCCTGCACCATGCGCGCCGTCTGCCTCGGTCCCTGCCCCAGCACCATGCCGCGTATCAGGCCGGCCTTCACCTGCTCGGCTGCTAACGGCCCCAGCCGGTCCAATGAGGCACTAAGCGGGCTATCGGGTCCGAGCATGCCCACCAGGTCGGCAAGCTGATCGGCCGGCAATCTCGTAAGCCGCAGCGCGTCCGCCGCGAACTCACCGTGCTGCTCTCCGAAGGCGGCGCGTACTTGCTGGGCGGCGCTCTCCTGGCCAAGGGCGATGGCGGCGGCTTGGTCGCGTGTGATGCGGTCCCCAAGTGTGCCGGTCAACCGGGCCATCTCACCGTCGAGTTGATTTTCGAGGATGCGGTAGCGGCTCAGTTGGAATAACTTTTCTGCATCCGGTTTATCAAGGCCGTCGACCTGCTTGGCCAGCGCCGCAATGCTCGGTTCGAGGGCGGCTTGCGCGGTTCCGTAGGCAGTAAGCATGGTGGCCACCGCGGCGGCTTCCTGACGTTCGAGGGCGGCGCGGTAAGTAGCGTTGACGGCGTGGAGTGATGGCACGGCCTACAAACTCACGAGGTCGCGATCAGCCCGGTTCGAAATTCGGCCATGCACCGTCGTTGCGCACACGTTGCCCGATCCACACGAGCACAGGTGCACCTCGGCGAGGTCAATCCCAATCCACAAGGCCCAGCCATCAGCACCGGTCATGCCCTCGATTGTGTAGCGAAATGGACGGCCATCCAGGAACACATCATAGTGACCCCCGTCCGTGCGTGTGTCCGTAAAGCGACGGCTGAAATGATGCACGGATACACGCACGTCGGAGCGTGTTGGCCCTGGGAATCGCTCGGGGTGGCACGTCACACACTGGCATGCATGATTTAGGTGCAGCCGCTCTTGGCTGTCATACATGCTCATCACGCCCCTTGCCCAGTGCGCGCCGCCAGCAACTCTTCTGCCAGTGCCTGTGTCTCGACGCCACCCACCGGCTCCTGTGCCCCCGCATTGAAGGCACGTGTGGTTTGCGTCGTAGCGGCCTCGGCTTCCGCCTGCATCTGCGTGATGTCTTCCTCGCTCAAGCCATCCTCGCGCCACAGTTGCTCGTTGGAATAGCCGTACTGCTTCTTGAGGGTGGCCGCCTGCGAACGGACCAACTGCTCTTGTGCCTCGTCCAACGCGCTATCCGAAAACACCGGACGCCCGGCAATGCGAAACTCAAAGTCGCCCGCCTCAAACGTGCCCAGGGTGGCAAAGGTGCCGCTGGGTAGTGGCAACTTGGCATTGGCCGCGATGGTGAGCGCCATTTGGGTAGCCTGTACCAGCGCCGCTTCAGCGTTACCGCGTGCCTCTTCGACGCGGCTGATAGCGGCGGTCAACATGAAGCGGATGGCGCGCCCGCTCATCTCGCGCGCGTCACTGATACGGTAGTAGGCTAGTTCGGGCAGATCCGTCTGTTGCAGGTGTTGGAAATGCGCATCAAGCGCCTTCAGATGGCTGTCAAAGTTGACATTCGGCGTCGAGTGCCGGAGCGTGAAGCCAGGTGGAACGGTCCAGATATTCTCCCCGGCAAGTGTGACGGCGCCACCGTCCACGATCGCGCCGTCCTTGATGATAGGCGGGCTCGTCTCCCCCGTGGCGTCGCGTGTGGTGCCGGATGACTCGAGGAACATGCTTGGCACGTTGTACAAAAACAGTTGCTCGTGTAAGCGGGTCGCCATCTGGTCGGCTTCAATAAGTTTGTCCAGCGCCGGAATGATGGCGGCCACGCCACGCTCGCGCCCGTCGTCAACGAACTTGGCATGTACGAATGGCACAAAGTCAATACCGAACGCGGCGAAAGGCTTCTCTTCGTCGGGTGCACCGAGTTCGGCAAGTTCCTTATCCGGCCCTTCGTCGTGTCGCCAGACGCGAAAGGTTTGCTCTTCTTTGTCCCAGACTTCGGTGTACCACGTGTGTCCATCGTCCTGGGGGATGTCAAGCCGCACGTAAGCAAGAAAGCCGCGTTCGTCCGTGCGGGTGGTGGTCATGTAGTCAGGCTCGATCAACTCCAGGTAGACACGCTTGACGGTGCCCGCACCGTCGTCTTTGGTGCCGACTTTGATGTAGGTGTCCCCCAGCATCGGCAGCCAGTCGGCCATGACCTGCTTCTTGCGGTCCCAGTTTGACCAGGCCCAGATACGCAAGATGGCCTCAGATAGCAAGGCCGCATTGATGTCATCACGGGCAGGCTCGATCGGCAGCGCGTCAGGCAATGAACCCGGCCACAATGTCGCGCGGTAGAAGTTGACCACGGCATTGGTTGGGTTGCGAAACGCCTTGATGCTCGGAGCGTCAATCCCGACCTGATACAACCCACTCGTGAGATCATCGTACAGGCGGTTGGAGTAGCGAAACAGCCGGAGCATCTGGTAGAGATCGCGGTAGGTATTCTTGGAGCCGCTGGCCACGGGCGCCGGGCGTGCGTTGAAGCGTTGGCCGGTGCCGCCGAAAACGCCGTCCATGACGCCGACGATGCGGTTGACGGCGGTTGAGACGTTCATGACGACACCTTCACACTAGTCATTCGCCGCATACTCTTCGACTCGCTGCACCCGCAGCCGCAGCCCCTGACTCAGTGGATTCTCCAGGTGCTTGACAAGCTGCGAGGTCGCGTCGACTTGGTCTAGCTTGGGACTGTTGGGAGCGCCGAATAGTTCATCTTCGTAGTCGTCCAACCACGGCGCACCTTCGGCGGTGTACGGCAACAGCACCATGCCCTGCCGCATCCAGACGGCGGCGTTGGACAGGCGCGTCACCTTGTCACCGATCGGGTTGTGGGCAAACAGCAGCGGTCGGAGCCAATCCGGAGCGCTGCGCTTCATCGTCTGATAAGTCGCCTTACCGCTCGACTTGTACTCAATAACGACATTGCGCAGTTTGCCGTCCCAATTGTGTTTGGTGGCCAGGCGTTCGATAACGCCGGGCAGCTCGGGAATGCTCACCTTGCCGCGCCAGACCTCGCGAATATGCAGGCTATAGTCCGGCATTAAGTCGCCCACCACACAGGCGGTGAAGGCGGCGGTGTCCGTCACTTCCTCCGCCGTGTCGAACGAGATATAGCGACGCAAGACGGCGTTTTGCAGTGCCTGGTCCATGGTGTCGTAGCGGTTACGACCCTGCTCGTACCAGTCGCGTTGAACGATCACACCGCCCTCGGAGGTCGGTGCCTGCTGGTAAAGCGCGTGCCAGGTGCGATCGGAGGTCGAGGCGCGAATACTCGCCAGCTCTGCCAGTGGGAATCGTTCAGGCCAGAGCGCCTCGCCTTCCTCGTTGATAGCGGGCAGGCTCAGCACGTGCCAGTTGGGGCCGTCTTTGGACGCCAGGATGCGACCGGCGAGGTCATCGCGGTGCCAGCGAGTTTGTATAAGCAGCAGCTGGGTATCGGGATTCTCGCGGCGCGGATAGAGCGAATCGGTGTACCACTCCCAGGCCCGTTCGCGAAAGGTCGGGCTATCCGCCTCTTCTCGCGACTTGACCGGATCATCTATGGCAATCAGCGAGGCGCCCAAACCGGTTACTCCAGAGCCGACGCCCACGGCTCGCAGGCCGCCGCCTGCGGTCGTCTCCCACTCGTGCATGGCTTGCCGTTCGGGATTGAGCGGGATACGTTCTCGCACTATGTGGCGGATCTGGCGGCTGAAGTTACTGGCGAGCCCTTGCCCATAAGCCGCCACGATTACACGCAACGCCGGGTCGCGTTCTAAGCGCCAGGCGGAGTAGCGCACGGTGACGGTTTGCGACTTCATAAAACGGGGTGGCATGAAAATCATGAGCTTCTGAATGTTACCGGCCGTGAACTCTTCGAGGATGGCTTGGATGTCAAGCAGGTGCTGGGCATCCCAGGGCCAATCGGGGAAGTTATGTCGTAACCACTGCGGGAACGGTGCAATCGAGCGCGGCGGCGGCGTGACGATGTGACGGCGTGCGATGATGGTCGCCGCTGCCAGGCGTGTGATGTGTTCGGCCTTGGTAGAGAGCGACGTCATACACCGGCGCTCGCTAGGATACGCTTGGCCTCGTCGAGCACGTCGTCATAGTTCAACCCGAGTTGTCCTGCCAACTTCTCTGCCTCACGCCGGATCGTCAGATCCAACTGTGTCTCATAGCGTTCGACGTAGCCGCGATCTTTACCCTGTGTTTTGAGGTAGAAACAGACCGCCCACGCCTCGCCGGCCTGGATCGCCTTGAACAGCGAGAGTTCCGCCACGTCGGTGACCTCTTCTCGTTGATCTGCAATAGCCGCCGCGACAGACGCATAACGACGGACGTAACTACGGACCGTCGTAGGAGAGCACCCGATTAGTTTGGCCGCAAGTGAGACCATGCCCTTCGTGGCCGTCAGCGCCTCGATCATCTGTTGTGCTGTGAAATGTGGTTTGTCTGCCATTTTTTTAGCCGCTCAATGATTCAGAGTTTAGAGTTAGATTGACAAGGCGCATGCCATACTCATTCACGCCGGACGGGACCTCAACATCAGGCCGTCGCCGGAGTTTGTTCGCGCGGAAGGGTCGATAGTCAACGTGGTGATGCCAGCGATTGTACTTCCAAACCAGACGCGCCACGTCAGGATGCATCGCAACGAGCATACGCGACTTCGGTAGCGTTCCTTCGACGGCATAGAAGGCTTCAGTGTTGCCGCCCTTGAGACTCTGTGTTACTTGCTTGTCTTGAAGGAAGGCATTGAACTGGACCGTACACCAACCAGCTTTCAGCACGCGCAATGACAGGTCCGTGTCTTCGTTATAGCGACAGCGCCAGCGAAATGGGATGTTATTCTGAATCAACAGACAAGAATAAATGCGTGTGTTGAAGATCAGCGGATTGAGCGGCTGTCGCTGCTTCGCAAACCCCCGATAATTCAGACCTGCGAGCGCAACGTTTTCGTACCGATCGCAAAAGTCTTCTATCACTCGAAAGGCAGCACCGTCGAGAAGATTCAGTTTTCGATTATGATTGAGTCGGTAGAATGCTTGAATATTGTCATCCATGAGCCAATGCCGCGCGTGGCCCTCACTAACTGCGTGATCCCAAACGAAGTTGCGCGCCGGTCCTGACCCTTTACTCTGCTCCGGCGATAAGTCAATCATTGCGTCATAGTCTCGCTGGTAGTTCGGATCGAGGATCAGAATCTTCACCGGATCAATCACCGCTGCGTACTGCTCATACTCTTGTGCCTCGATCACAATGCGATAGGACACGTTCATGCGCTCGAGGGCTTTACTCGTAAGGCGGCTGTCTGCGCGTCCTTTCGAGATGATGTAGACGGGGTACCTAGGGTTCGTCACTGGCATACCCAAGATCGCGAAGCTTCTTGCGCTCAACTTTCGGAAACCAGATACTTCCGGTTCTCTTCGACGTACGCGGAACGTTTTGTTCAACGAGCCGCTCAAATTCCTGCACAGCATCCTGTGATGCGAAGTTGACGATCACGTGATAAACAGGCATGAGGTCTTCTTGCTCAAACTCCGGCATGCCGACCCACTCGGCGTTGGGGTCAAACGTGCCCGGCGGTATCACGCCGCTGCGCTCGGCGAGCTCGGTCAACATCTGTTGAATCGCCGCGTCTCCTGTTTTCACGTCACGAAGTAGCGCGTCTAATTTCTCGGAGTCTGTTACGGCCATGGCCGCCAGTGGATCTAGCGTGGCAAGGATCAACGCCTCTTCGCGCTCATCCACATCAACGTAATCGACCGGAACCGTCGCCTCATGCTCGCGTAGTGCCAGTGAGACACGCAAGTGTCCGTCGATCAAGTGCCCAGTGCGCTGGTTGACAATCACGCGCTGGACCCAGCCGACGTCGTTCAGCACACCAGAGAGCGCGTCTTGCTGATGCTTGGGATGAATTCTCCAATTCTGCGGATTCGCAAGCAATTGCTCCGGCGCTTCCTCGCCGCTGCCAACGATGCGATTCTTCCAGGAGACGGCTTCCATCGTCGCTCGATTCGCGGCACGCAAAACACCCGGCGCAATGGCCGGGCGGACACTGAGGGATAGTCTGACCTAACTAACACAAAATGGTACTCTGTATTTCACGCAATGTCAACGCTCTGGCGTTTCCTCGATCTCTCGTTGCTCCTGGACACGCCGCAGTCGCTCAATCTGTTCACACAGAATCATCCTCACGATACCCAAGGTAGTACGCCATATCCTGTATCGACCGGCGTTTCATCCGGCTGATGGTTGCCTCACTGACGCCGATGCGTGGCGCAATCTCGCGATATGGCTCCCCATAGACGACACAGGTCCATATGATGATTTGGTCAAGGTC